ATTGTTGGCGAATCTAATGGCAATGGACAGAAAGTAAAAGGTAAGTCATTTGTAAAAAGAGAAGCAGTTACAGATGATTTATGGGAAAACCATTTAAAAGGTGTAGAGAATTTAGGTATAATACCAATTAATGATAACAACGAATGTAAATGGGGTTGTATCGATATAGATTTTTACGCAGAGTTTGATCACAAAAGTTTAATAAATAAAATAGGTAATTTAAAATTACCATTGATGGTGTGTAGATCTAAGTCTGGTGGTGCACACGTATTTTTATTTACAAAAGAATATGTGTCTGCAAGTCTAATGCAAGATAAGTTAAATGAGATTAGATCAGTATTAGGTTACGGTGGATCAGAAGTATTTCCAAAACAAAGAGAATTAAAATCCAAAGATGATACAGGAAATTTTTTAAATTTACCATATTTTTTTGCAGACAAAACTGTAAGATATGCCTTTGATGGTGAAGGTAATTCTGTTAGTCTAGAATATTTTTATGAACTATATGATACTGTAAAAATTACAGCACAAGAGTTACAAGAACTAGAAATAGTTAGACCACAAACTCCATACTCTGATGGACCACCATGTATAGAATTGATGGCACAAAATAAAATAGGTGAAGGTGGTAGAAACAATGCACTGTTTCATTACGGTGTATACGCAAAACAAAAATGGCCAGACAATTGGAAATCTAAAGTAACTGTATTTAATGAAACTGCAATGCAGCAACCATTATCAGATACTGAAGTAAATATAATTACAAAACAACACGATAAAAAAGATTGGGGTTACAAATGTAATGACCAACCTATGTGTAGTTTGTGTGATAAAAAATTATGTAAGTCTAGAAAGTTTGGTATCGGACAAGAAGTTGTGTTTCCAAGTCTAACAGATCTACAGGTAGTTAACCTGGAGGAGCCATACTATTACATGAACGTAGATGGAGATAGATTGTATTTAGATTCTGCAAAACATTTAGCTAATCAAACATTGTTTCAAGAAGAATGTATTAAACAGCTACGAATAAATCCTCCAACATTAAAAACAGGAGATTGGAAAAAGATAACAACTGTATTATTAAGAGATGCAGAGATTACAGAACCTGCAGAAGGTACAAGCACAAAAGATATATTAAGAAATTATTTAGAAGATTATTGTGTAAACAGAATACAGAAAGATGACTTTGAAGATCTAAAAAATGGTGGAACGTACACAAAAGAAGGATATCACCACTTTGTATTTGACAACTTCTTTCACAATTATTTAGCTAGAAAACATTGGAAGGTGCCATATCAAAGAACATCACAAATGTTAAAAGATAATCTACACTGTTCTACAAAACGTGTAGGTAAACATAAACTATCTGTATTTGTTGTAGCTAGATTTGATAAGAAAGAAGAAACATATAAACCAAAAACATTTAAAAAGGATAACTATTAATGAGAACAATAATATATGGACCACCAGGTACAGGTAAAACTTATACATTACTAAAACATATAGAAGAGTTTTTAACAAGTACAGATCCACAAAAAATTGGATACTTTACATTCAGTAAGAACGCAGCTGAAGAAGGTAAACAAAGAGCAGCTGCAAAATTTAAATTAGATTTTAAAGATCTACCTTACTTTCAAACGCTACATTCTTTTTGTTTTAATCAACTTGGTTTGAGTAAAGACCAAGTTATGAAAGAGAAACATTACAAAGATCTAGGTGATAAGATTGGTATAGAGTTAGAAGGGGTAAGACAAGATGATGAATACGAAGGTGTATTTCATTCTAAAAACCCATACATACAATTAATAAACGTAGCAAGATCAAAAAACATAGATCCCATACAACACTATCACCAAACAAATGATTCAAAGATATCCTACAGAAAACTTGAAATAGTTACCAGTGAATTGAAAAGATACAAAGAACAACATGGTCTTATAGATTTTTGTGACATGATAGAAAAATTTTTAGAACAAGGCACACCACCAAAACTACGTGTGATGTTTGTTGATGAAGCACAAGATTTAAGTTTGATACAATGGAAGTTAGTTAGAAAAATAGAAGAAGCAGCTACTGATTCTTTTATAGCTGGTGATGATGATCAAGGTATATACAAATGGAATGGTGCACATGTAGATACATTTATAAATTTAGAAGGCACAAGAAGAATTTTAGAACAATCACAAAGAGTACCAAAACAACCATTTTTATTGGCCAATAGTATTATTAGTAAGGTAAAAGCTAGAGTTGATAAAAAATATTTTCCTAAAGATTTTGAAGGAAATGTACAACACAAACAAGAATTATCTGACATAGATTTTAGTCAAGGTAAGTGGTTAGTCCTTGCAACAGCAAACTACTTATTGAAAGACATAGGAGATATATTAGATCAAAAGAATTTGTATTGGCAAAGAAGAAATATAACACCAAGAGTAAAAAATATTTACGAAGTAATAGAGAAATGGAATCAACTACGTACAGGTGTTCCACTACATTTCAATGACATTAAAAAGATAAAAGCAAGAATGAATAAAAACTGGGATAAAAAATTATCAAAGGATATGCCTAAAGATCAGTTCTATGACATAGATACACTAAAAGAAAAGTTTGGATTACTGACAGAGGGTGAGTGGTATGAAGCTTTAGATGAATTAGGTGATGAAGATATAAATAAAATATTAAAACTTATAGAATCTGGAGAAGATTTAACAAGAGATCCTAGAATTAAAATATCTACAATACATGGCGTCAAAGGTAATGAACGAGAGAATGTAGTTGTAACAACAGATTTGTCTGCTTCACATTTTTATGAATATAAAAATATAAATCCAGATGAAATGCATAGATTGTTTTACGTTGCATGCACAAGAACAGAGAACAATCTTTTTATTATAGAACCACAAACAAAGAAACATTATGACATCAAAAGATATATTTGAAGAAGCTTTTCCTCAAGATAAGCAGATTGGCGGGAATCACTATAAGACCTTCGTCATACAACCATACGAGTTTATTTCTAAAAACGATCTATCGTTCTTTCAAGGAAACGTTGTGAAATATGTTTGTAGATATTTAAACAAGAATGGTATAGAAGACTTAGAGAAGATAAAACACTATTGTGATTTGGAAATCAAAAAATTGAAAGACACAAAAAAGAAATGAAACCTATTTACAAACCACAAACTGAGTGGGTTCCACCAGAATCTTTTCCTGATCTATCTAACTACGATGAGATTGCAATTGACCTAGAGACAAAAGACCCAGATCTAAAAAATACAGGGTCTGGTTCTGTTACAGGTAAAGGACACATTGTTGGTATAGCTGTGGCTGTACAAGATTGGGCAGGATATTATCCTATCAGACATGAAGGCGGTGGTAACATGGACCATGGAGCAGTCACAAGATGGCTACAAGATGTACTAAAAACACCTGCAACTAAGATATTTCACAATGCTATGTACGATGTGTGTTTTTTAAGGGCTGAAAGGTTCGAAATACAGGGTCGTATAGTAGACACCATGATTGCTGGCTCTCTCGTGGACGAGAATCGCTTTCGTTACGATTTGGGTAGTTTGGGTCGGGATTACGTCGGAATCGGCAAAAATGAGGCTGTTTTGAAGGAAACTGCGGACCATTGGGGCATCGATGCTAAGTCTGAGATGTATAAATTGCCTGCAATGTATGTTGGTGAGTATGCAGAGCAAGATGCAGTGTTGACACTCAAACTTTGGCAGGAGATGAAGAAAGAAATCGAGTCCCAGGACATCGAAGACATATTTAATTTAGAGACTGAACTATTTCCTTGCCTCGTTGATATGAGATTCTTAGGAGTTCGAGTAGATATAGAAGCAGCTCATAAATTAAAACAAGAATTAGTATCAGAAGAAAAACAATGTTTAGAAAAAGTATGGAAAGAAACAGGAGTAGACGTTCAAATATGGGCTGCAAGATCCATTGAAAAGGTTTTCCAACACCAGAAACTACCTTACGAAAAAACTGCCAAGACTGAAGCACCATCATTTACTAAAAACTTTTTACAAAATCATTCTAACGAATTAGTTAAACTTATTGCACGTGCAAGAGAAATTAACAAAGCACACACAACCTTTATTGATACCATATTGAAACACGAACACAATGGTAGAATACATGCAGAGATAAATCAAATTAGATCTGACCAGGGTGGTACGGTTACAGGACGGTTTAGTTATGCTAATCCAAACTTACAACAGATACCTGCAAGAAACAAAGACCTTGGACCAAGGATCAGAAGTTTGTTTATACCAGAACAAGGTTGTACATGGGGTTGTTTTGATTACTCACAACAAGAGCCAAGACTGGTTACACACTATGCTAGTCTAGATGGTTTGTATAAAGTAAACGAAGTATTGGATGCATACAACGATGGTGAAGCAGACTTTCACCAGATTGTTGCTGAGATGGCTAACATACCTAGATCACAGGCCAAGACAATTAACCTTGGTTTGTTTTATGGTATGGGTAAAAATAAATTACAGGCTGAACTTGGTATAACTAAAGAAGATGCTGAGTCTTTGTTTAGAACGTATCATGACAAAGTTCCGTTTGTAAAAATGTTAATGGAGAGTGTATCACGAAGAGCACAAGATAGAG